CGCGATTTAGCCAGTGCTTGCTTTTGAGCTTTTAACGAAGACAGCCGTTTGTCATAATCTTTAGTTTCAGCCTGTACAGTTTTGCGTTGTTCGGTTAAAGCTTTGCGGGCATCGTTGTACTCCTTACGCATCGATGCAGGCGCAGTCCTTTTCTTACCATCTTTTCCTGGTTTACGTGCAGCATCCAGTTTGGCTTTTAAAGTATCGACCCGCTTCTGTAATTTGTCAGTAGTCTTCTGAGACTTAGTTATAACTCCGGCTCTGGCGGCTTCGCTCTCAGCTTTCGCCTTGGTAGATCCTGCGCCTGCACCCTCGTCAACTAGACGTTGTATATCGTCAGTAACCCCTTCGATTTTAATCTTCAAACCTAAGTCGTCGTCAAGCAACCCTAGCTTTTGAGCAGCTTCCTGTATTGGCCCGATAACATCTTCACGATACATCTGAGCCGCTTGTTGCACTTGAGGGATAGTGTGTCTGTCACCATTAGACATAGCGACACCAACCTGATGATCAAAATCTATCGGGTTCAAAGGCGACTCTCTTTGTAACCTTCCCGCTTTATCTGTTGCGACGACAACCCTACCCATTGAGGCTTCGTGGAAAGATTCGACAGTTACACCACGAGTCCTACCTGCGGCATGACCTTTATTAAAAAGTGGGTTGTCTGCCATCTTTCCCGCTACGTCACGGGCTGTATTACTTACGCTGTTTGCTAGTCTGGACATCTGTCCTATTGAGAACATATCTGCCATTCTCCCGCCGATCAATGCATCATCTTCCATTGTCATCGGATCGCTATCGATCACCCGCGCAGAGCTGACACTATCGTTCACAGCTTCGGCAGGAACAAGCCCATCACTATCAAGTTCATTGCTAGGCAATCTGCCGGCATTAATATCCGCGATTACATCATTGGCTATATCAGGCATGTCACCTCTGGCGAACATCTTAGCTGCGCCGCCGAGTATGCCAACACCCATAGCCGTAAGCCCTACACCCATATATGACTCTTGCATGGTACGGGTTTTCTGCATATTATGCAGAAGCACTTCGCTGCCTGCTTCAAATCCTGCTTCACCTGCTACCAATGCAGGGATACCGGCAGGGGCAAACACCATAGCTGCGACAACATGGGGTTGGAATATTCCACCGAATACTTGACCGGCAAGACCCCAATTACTTTGAGAGATTAATCTGAGGTTGGCATATTCCATGTCGATCTCAAAACGCAGATCAGCAGCTTCATTTGCGTTACGCGCATCTAGTAAGACAGAAGGGTCATACCCTATGTTAGCAGGATCGTCCTCCGGCCTGTAATCTGGATCTGGAATATAGGTACGCCCCGCGCCGTAAAACGCGACATTTATCTGTTGATTGACAAAACGACTTGTGTAGTTCTCACGTTTGATACCCGCAGTAAACGCGTGTAAACCATCAACTGGTGCCTTTCCAGACTCTTGCTGCTCTTGCAATATGTCTAACTGCTCGTCACGGTCACTGAGCTTTATCAGGTCGCCTAGTGGTAGCTGATCTCTAGCCATAGCTACTGACCTACCCCTCCGGTTATGGAGCCTGAATTGGTCTTTCCGGCAGCTACAGCAGCTTCTCGCCTGGCCTTCTCTGCTTGAAAGTTTTCCTGCGATTTCCACTCTGTTCCTTTTCGCTGATCGTATTTTGTGAAATCGATACGGAGCGTGTTTCCATCTTCGTACAAGCCTTTACCCAATCCGGTTTCAGGGTCAATTTCCATAATGGCGTAAGTGCCGTTTCGGGCTGTGTACGGATCTGAAACTATCATCAGGTTATCAACCTCAAGACCCTTTTCTTCTGCAAACGCGCCTAAACGATTATTAATGTCCTCTGTACTAGCCTGATGCACTCTCTCAGGCGCATACTTTTGAGGTCGAAGCTTACCTTGTACAACCTCATCACCTTTGATCCATGCACCGGCTGCTGATGGCGACCACGTTTCTTGCATACCCATCCACGCCAACTTCTGCGCTCGACCTAAATCACCAGTACGCGCAAAGTGAGTTCTGACGTTCCTTTCAAACTCAGCCATCATCGGAGTATTGGGTTGTATGTTTTGATCCCATGTGTCCATTGTATTAAACCCATATCGGGTGTTGTCATCTTCCATGAAGTCTTCAAGCTTACTACCGTTAGTCCCATAAACATCTTCAAATGCGCTATAGTCCCTGTCTCGCTGCTCTCTTATCTCAGGAGGGACGTTTGCAGTTTCACGAGCCATCCGCATAGACTCGACAGCACCAAACCCACTTCGGTACAAAATATGGGCTTCGTTCAAAAGTTCTCTGTTGCCGGATGGTATCTCACGGTTAAGGAACTCATCGGTATCGACGAGTTTGCCATAAGCCATTAATCCTGGAGCAATCGAATCCTCGGTTGCTTCCATGTTAGTATTTGCAGCGACATTGAACATATCCGTTAGCCACTTAGGCATAATATTCGACTTTATGGTAACGTCAACCAGCCCTTCCAGATCTGTTACCTGATTAACCTCGACATAATCGTCGATCCACTTTTGGTGATCACTATTATTCCAACTGCCGCTCCCGTTAAGAATCATCTGCCCGTTCATAGCACTACCGCGTTTTGTGTTCAAAGCATTATCTCGTGATCGGATCAATGATCTCAATCGAGTGCGCTCTTGCGGCGAGTAACCTGATACGTCTCCACCTTCGCTATCTTTCCAACGATCATGACCCGCTTCAACATCAGACAAAGTTAGATCAAACTCGTCTATACGCTTGATAGAGTCGCTGATAAAAACGTCATGCTCTCTGATCTCAGCGAGATCCCTTTCATTCGATAGTTGTTTTAACCTAGTATTAAGATCAGCTATAGCAGCCTGTCGTTGACTTTCACTTAGGCTACCCCCGTAGTTCTCATCGTCCAGAAGCGTTCGCATTGTCAACACTGTATTCGGATCTGTAGATCTGATTGTTTGATTCACCTGATATGTTTCAACCTTTGCTCCGGCTGCATCGATCAGTTTATCTTTGTTAGTTTGTGACGTTTCCAGATTGTCAATGATGAATGCTGCCAGATCCATATCACCCGTTTCAGCAGCCTGATCGGCTTTGTATACACCTTCTTCATATATGTACTTTTGCTGCGCCACTTCGGCAGCTATAGTAGCTTTGGTCAAGCTCTCAGCAGCATCCATCTCAGCGTTGCGTAGATACTGGTTGCGCATAATCGGGTTTGAGATCTTAGCCGCATTTGTTTCGATCAGAGTCTTTAGCTTTTCCCGCAACAGAATTGGAAATACTTCATGCGCGGGTATGTTATCTCTGATTCGGCTTTCCGTAGTATAACCGTCTACAGAAGTGACATTTTCGATTCTCTGAATTTCATCGTCGCCAATACCATTAGGTATTTCGTCAGCACTATAAGACTGTTTGGCACTATGCTGAGACAACCAACGCATTTTCTCGACAGCCGTATTTACAACCACATCATTATATTGCGCGTCCTCTTTACGGCGAATGTAGTCGGCAGATACCGCAGCAATGCTTTGCGCAGCCTTCTGCATAACGTTGCCCCTTTCAGCATTCGCATGAGCAACGTTGCCTGTAGCACCGAGATTGTTCCGGCCTAAAGACTGGACACCGGTATACTGTACTGTTGGTAATTTCATTATTCAGTCACCCTGTAATCCGTCATCGGAGTGGTTCCACTGTTAGAACTTCCAAATGTCATTTGCCTTTGGTTGGTAAACAAACCCGCCTCATCTGCAAATTTAAACGCGCCAGTAACACCCGTTATTATAGAACTGTACATTTGGCTCTCAGCGCGTATGCGAGTAGCATCTGCTTGAGCTATGCCTGCATTTAGATTTATGCGTATGCGAGATGCACCTGCAGTCTTCAACCAGTCTAGCTGACGATCCTGCTCGGTTTCCATGTAGTCAAGATAAAAGGCGACAGAGCCGGTAATAATCTTTGCGCCGGACGCAGCAGCACGAGCGAGAGCGGAACTGCGTAAGCGTAAATTTTGTTCGGCCTGCCGCCTAACCTGTTCTCGTAATTCACGAGCTTCCAACAGAGAGTTTTGCTCTGCTTGTATTCTTTGCTCCCTTGCAAGTCTTCTGTTCTCACTTGCAGATCCATAGCCAAGCAACCCACCAAATATGGACATAACCGCAGGAACATAATTTGGGTTGAAGCCAGCCATTATTTACCCCTTTCGTTTTCACGTTGCGCTCTTGCGGCATCTTCCTTATCCTGCCTTATTTCGATTGCACGTTTCACTTCATATACGGCATTAGCTCTGGTAATGCGATCATCCATCATCTTCACGTATTCTGCTTTTTGTGCATCATTGCCAAATTGGAACTTTTCGTATTCTTCCAAAGTCGGAACAACGGCATCACGATACGCTTGGTAAGATGTCGGGGTTCCCGTGTTAGCGCCCGCGACAGTGAGCTTTTTCAATCTGGCATACTGCTCAGGGGTAAACGCAGCCCTGCCGGTTTTCCCTTGAGGCTTTCCAATTCTTAAGGCGAACTTTGCAGACTCAGGGCTTCTACCACCTGAATTAGTGCGTCCTGCTATTGAGGTTAACGCCTCGTAATCTTTTCGCATCCACTTATATCCTTCACCGGCTCTGTAACCTTCAAGTTCGGTATTCAAAACCTCAAGCTCACTGTCGCGGGACATAAGGATCTTACCACGTTCCGTTGCAAGCGCACCTTCGCTACGCCCGCCGCTTGCAGCTAATCGAGCGGTCATTGAGGACATATTTGCACTATAGGTTTTCGCAATACTTCCATGAGCCTCTTGCGCATAACTAAACACGTCACCACTAAAATTATATGATGCTCGTGTAACCTTCCGTATGGCCCGATTACGCCTTCTGCGAGAACCTTTGTCCAAGCCACCCACAACAGTCCCTATAGCAGCCCCTACAGCCGCCCCTGTAGGCCCGAACATAGAACCTATGGTAAGACCTGTCTGGAATCCGGCTTGAGGCGCACTCTGCCCTTCAGGGTCAGATGCGGTAGGATGATAGATGCTAGTTATTGACATTACAAAGACTCCCTATTACGTTCGCCATAAATGGATAACACGTTCATTGGTACTGGTTGATCTTCTTCAATAGTAACCTGACCATTTTCGTCCCAACCCAAGTCGACCATTTTGGAATGCCCACTTACGAGCGGCTCTGGCGTTCCCATTGGCGTTCCTGGATTTCTGTCAGGGGGTCGCCTTCCATTGATCTTAGGGTATAACGACAAATGTAACAATACCCATAGTTTGTTCCACCGTTTCTTCCATGATTTAATTTGACCTTGAGGCACATCAGGCGGCAAAGTTTTTATCTTGGCAGAAATTTGCAAACCGACAATAAAATCAGTACCCGCGTCACTTGTCGTTATAGACCCTCCGCTCACAACCTTTTCAGGACTAACAGCACCGTCAACCAAAACCTGCACAGTCTTTCCCTCAAGGTGATCAAGACCCGTAACTGTCGTTGTGGAAACGTTGCTTACAAAATGAACATTAGTTTCCATATAGATCGTTTTGTCCGTAGCTTGCTCCATGTGAGGTCTTTCCGCTTCTGTGACCCACGCAACCCTTGTCAGCATGTCTTTGCCATTAATGCTCCCTACAGCAATATCAAAAACTTTCAAATTAGGGTTAGGGTTTCTGCACCATCCTAAAACTTGGGAAAATTTATCATACGTTAAACTCACATACTCCCCGCTTTCCATAACCAAATGAAGGATGGCATTAGGATTTTGCGCCCATGCCATCCTTAATATCAAACCTTCTGTGACATGTTCTGCGGCGAAAGCTATATCTTCTGACAACCATGCATTTTCTTCATTGTAGTAGGCAGTCGTATATATCCTACGCCTATCCAAAGACACATAGAATATTTTTTCACCTACTTGAAGCGGTTGGATTCTCGCGCCACCGTTTGTCGATTGTAACGAGAATTGAAAATCGCTAGGGGTTATAACACCCTCTCTGCTATTTAATATATGTTCTCCGTTTTCAGCCCCTATGAGAAGTTCTCTAGCCGAAAACATCCACGTTATGCGTCCGTCTCGTTGCATGGTTATATCCAAACCTTCACCGTCCAAACCAGTACCCAATCTGAAATCACCGTAATCCCCGCTTTGACTAGCCCAAATTCTTTGAGGTTCATCGGGCGTACCTGCTAAAAATAATCGCCCTTGATGATATGCACCAATCGAGGGCCAATTATTCCCTGTCCATTCAGCAGGTTCACCGACTGTAGGTATAATCCAACTTGTATCGAGAATATACGTATCTAACCCAAACACATAATTAAGCTTAACAGGTTCGTACTTTGGATGAAGAAATAACATTTCCGTACCATCAGGAGATGTGATCATGTGTACATCTTGCAAATCAGTTCGGTCATAAAGCGTAGGTGGCGTTGTTACGCTTATATCAACTATAGGATCGCCCCTGTCTGCATCAGCCGCACTACCGACGAAATAAATAATGTTTCCTTCGGGCGCAGTATTCGCGTCCGTTTCCAAACTAACCCAATATGTAGCGTTGTTGGGTATAAATGAAAAAGTTATTACCTCTTGGTCTGATGTAAAAGATGCAATATCATCGTTACCACTAGAAGTTCCTATTTTTACAGTTAAGACCGAAGCAGTTGCTTGTCTTAATTCTAAAAAATGGGAATCTCCGATCCCTCGAAAAACAGTACAGTCCGTACTCATGGCAACTACCGAGTTACCGCTAAAAGTGTTCAAGTAACCTTTGATGTGTATGGAGAAACCGTCCAAGGTATATGATGTGGGCCAATCGGTAAACGGGATAAACCACCCTGTAAAACTACCGCCTGCGAAATCAGGGTTAGTTATTAAGTTAAAACCGGTATAAGCCCTCCCTGTGTTTTCCAGATATACAGCATCGTCAGAAAGAATTATTTTATCAAATCTGTATTTGTTTATTTGTTTCGTGAAAACGCGCCACCCCGAATCCTTTTGTAACGCGGGATCTGTTTGAGAATATAAATAACGGAGACCTTCTTTTTTAAAAGCCCCTCCCCTCCGACTGATAGTGATGTTCTCTGCTGTTTCTAATCCTTTGGTATAGAATTCGCTAGCAGAATCACCATAGAGTTGCGGCGAGATCTCGCCCGCTTTGAAGTCGATCTGTTTTGCGTAGTCTTTAGCCACATTATCTCACTTCTGTAAACTCGTTTGATCTTGTAATGTATGATCGACCTTGCAGCCCATCAGTTGACGCAGCCATTCTAAGCTTCTCACCATACAGGGCAGCCATATCAGACTGCAGCTCCCTGCTACCCGCAATCGGTATCGCCAGATCCATAGCTATTCTGGCGGCTAGTGCCTGCACAAAAGCAGGACTGAATTTTGTAACATCTGTGATCCGAGTCAACACCCTTGCATAAATAGCGTCGACGTTGTTGGCTACGATGGTGTCACCTTCACGCAGCCACTCGACCTTGTTGTAACGTCCCTGCATTGTCGCGCTAGATCCTATTACCCCTGCTGTTGCATCAGATACCTGTAGGACTCGTATTACGTTAGAGGGGATCTGAAATTGCTTATCAAATCCAAACACAGGTGTAGCTACAAGAGCCGCAGGTTGTATCCTAGCTACAGCAAACGTCCATTCACGATCTTCCAGTACGGCATCCCTCAGAGGGTCATATACGGCATTACAGGCTATGGCTTCCGCAGAACCGTCAGTCAGGGCGGTTATGACGTTTCCACCAAGCCAGATTAGAGCTTGATTGCATACGGATACCTCTGAGAGAGCCATTCGGTTTACTCGTATGTACCGTTGAAGGCACTAGCCGGAGTTGTAGTCTGGCCTGCCACGCGAGCTTCGCTATCTTTCTTTTCGGCGATGCCCGCGTTAGTGTCGACAAGCTCGATGCTTTCACCGGCGATACCATCATTGGCAGCAGGGTTAGCCGCTTCTTTAGTGGCACTTGCAATGGTTTCGTTTGTTGTAGATCGGATCATGATAACTCCCGTTTAGGGTTTGAGTCCTAAGAAAGCGGATCTACTTTCTTAGCAGCTTTTTTGGCAGCAGCCTTGGCGGCAGCACCTTGCGGCTCGTCCTTGTCTACATCCGCTTTCGTTTCGTTCTGTTCAGACTTTTCAGCCTGATTTTCAGCCACCTTGACAACTCGACGAATGCAGGAGGCATCACAGAAAACGTACTTCTGGATTTCGGACACCTTAGTAACACCTTGAGAGATAAGTTTGCGAGTTCTGGTTAACTCAGATTGGGTTATATGCTTTTTCATAATTGGATCGCTCTATTAAGTTTGAGAAAAGGGAAAGTTGCGTAGGAGCAACTTTCCCTTACAGGTTAAACACCGATTACGTGTTCTGCACTTGCAGCCAGACCACATGCTCATCTTCGGTTCGTACTATACCGAAGGTAGTGGCACAGTAAATGCGCCATGCAAAAGAGTTCGTTGGATCTTCTGCAACACGGACAAGCATTTCACGGTTGACCTGCATACCCAATCCGCGCTTCGTGAAGGCAACGCAGTCGATGGTATCGGGCGTACCCGCAGTGATGTTCAACAGGGTCGACATGACCCACGTAAAGCCCATCCAGTTAGGGACAATGCCGGTAGTTGACAGACGTTGCAGGGACTCGCGATGAACGTAGTCGGCAGATGTCTGCTCGGTCAGTTGCATCAACTTGCGAACCTGTTTCGGTCCAATAACAAACACCTTGGGGACATCAAGCTCGATGTCGTTTTCCAGAAACTTTTCCTGCACTTGAGTAATGAGATCAAACGTGATCGCAGATCCAGGAGCGATTTGCTGGTTTGCCGTATCGAAGGCAACGGCTGCACCATCACCGTCAGTGGCAGCACCAGTGGCAGCAGCGAGGATCGCCGTATCCCATGCTCGGCGAATTGCCATTGCGAGTGACATTGCCTGATTGGAGTTCGGATCGATCAACATCTGTACGATGTCTTCTTGCTGTGTGGTATCACCGGCATGTTCAGTTGCGGCGATAGACAAACGTCTACTGTAAGTTCCACCAGTAGAAGGGGTTGCTACCAGACCGGCAGCTTTACTGGTAGAAGTTGAAGCACTCAACCTTTCCCATGCGTGGTCTTTACCTTCGCCAGATCTTTCAGTAACGAAAGGACGGAGACGGGTGATTGCTTGTTGCGCGAGATGGCGCAAGGTACGTTCGAATGTGGAAATATAGACTTTATCAATATCGGTAGCCATTACGCTAACCTCCTAAAAAATGTTAATAGATCAGAGGTAGCAGAATATTCTGGCCCGAATACTTTTACCAGCAAGCCGTGTTGGTAGTCACTGGGTTTAGTTGTGGGGATTATGCTCCACAATCCCCACATTTGTCAACAAGTTTAGCGCCCTAATAAGGCGTCACGAAATTCCTCAGTTTCGGTTTTCTTCTTACCGGCATCAGCAGCCCGCGTAAGCTCAACCATTTTCTTCACTGCGGCGTTATGTGCAGGGGATGATCCGTCCCAATAAGGATGTTCCTTATTGTTGTGAATTTCGTTGATTTTCATCTCGGCTTGTTCAGGTGTTAGCCTGTCAAGATCGTTGCCGCCATGATCATCACCGATACGAGGGCCGGAGTTTCTAAACCCCTCCATTAGCTTGTCGAGTGCTTTGATGTTACCTGCGCCCACACTGCCTTCTTCGATAGCCTTAACTAGCTTATCGTCAAAGCCGACTTTACGTGCAAACTCAGCAGCGTTGATCAACTTTTCATCAGCAGCTTCACCGAATTCAGTTTCGATACCTTTCTTGATATCTTCCATGTAGCTGCGTTGCTTGGCAGTGTTGTCTTCAAAGTCTTTCAGGATAGACTCGGACAAACCTTTCATCTGCCCTTTAGTGACACCTAGTTCATGCGCCTTATCGGTCAAGTGCGCGAAGTTGTCTTTCAGGGGATCTGGTATGTCGGGCAACTCATATTCGGTTGGCTCTTTGGGTCGCCCCATACGATCATAGATATGATTCATGTCAGCACCTTCACCGACATATACCAAATCAGGGATCTTCTTTTGCAGATCCAACAGGAAAGCTTCGCGCTTTTCCGATGCAACATCTTCACCAGGAATACTGATCTGTTGTGATTGTAATTTACGCGCATTGACTATCATAGTAGCCATTTGATCTATGGATTTAACATCATCCAGTACACCACTGTTACGCACTTCTTCGGGTAATTGTTCCCGCCAACCTTCGGGTAATTCAAGCATGGTCTTTGTCTCGCTCATTTATTCGTTGTAAAGATTTAAGAAACTCCACTACATCACGACGACCTAAATTGAAGTACGTGTCGTAGGGAGTTTCGCCCACCATATCACCCTCGTAAAAAGATTCTTCCAAGGCCGCTATGAATTTTTTGCCAAGCTCAGAGTTCATAAAATCAGCCACTACTCCGGCCTTTACCCTGATCTTGCGCAATAACGCTTCTCGCTTTTCTTTTACTGACATTTCGCTCATACCTTACTCCGCTTTTAAGTTGCTTTGACGCAACTTATTGATTAACAGGCATACCCGCTTCGGCAAACTGTTTCGCACCTTTGCCCAAATCGGATGTAGCCTTGCCGCCCATAGCCAACATTTCCATTTGTCTAGCTTCGATAGCGTCCTGCCTCTTTTTGTTGACCTCAACCTTCACTTCCTCTTTGGATCTGATGATCGTCGCAGGAACATCCATAGCTTTAGCTGTCTCTCTACCGAAAGACTCTGCATCAGGCAATACAGACAATTCAGGGTACGCTTGTGCAAACTCTGTCATCATTGACATCCATTGCGCCATCATGGCGATACTGTCGGACTTCTGCGCTCTAGCCATAGGCCCGATATAGTCGACATCAAAATCACCTTTAGATTCCAAAACAACATTCGGCATCTCAGGTAGCTGTCCTGATCGCAGTAGTATGCGGAAGGTTCTTTCGATCAACGGATCTAGCAGATCCGTTTGCAGTCTGCCGAATACTGGTCCCAACAGACGTTGCATAAGATCGAATCGCGCATTGACTTCGGTAGCAGTCATTGCAGGGGATTCTTTGAGTTCAAGTCTGTCCACCAGAAAGATTTTGTTTATATTGATCCGGTAATCCAATATGAGTTGATCGGCGACATCAAAACGGGCTTTTGATTCAAACTCCCTGATGGAGTCCATAGATCTGACAACGGTATGACCGCCTGCACGTAGATCGAGATCGCTCATCAGGCCGCGCTCAGTTACCAGTGTAGCAGGGTCAATGACTTTCGCGGCTGCAGCTAGTCGCTGCTCTACCATAGTGTTCAGGGTCATGGCATCACTTATAGCTATAGTTCCAGGACCATAGCCCCACATAGAGCCTGATGTCTTTTGCCATCTCGGCAGGAATGCGGGCATTTCATAGTAGCCACCTTCATCAC